TATAGGCTGAGATCAAAAGATCTCACGTCCATAAAATGCTACAAAAAGTAGGGGTTAGCAAATTCACAAAAGTGAATTAATTAATTTAGGGAATGTGAAATCAAATCAATGATCACAGAGGTTACAACTCATTTAAAAATGAGTCCACGACGACCGTTCCGTCGTGGTTTTAGTGTGGGTATATGGTCCAGGTTTTAAAAAAGTAAAACATTCCTGTACAAACCATACGCTTGTGGGCGGTTAAAGTCCGCCCGAACTCTAAGTTTAACGTCATTTAGGACCATGCACTGGATATTAAATCCAGCGACTATGTGGTGAAGGGGGGTACGGCCAATTGATACAATGTAGGAACATTGAGGAAAAAGACCGGGGAAAAATCAGTACCAATACCACAATAGAAATCGAAATCAATACGATCTGCTACTGTAATAGAGTTAGGATTAGTTGTAATGCATCTCACTTTAAAAGAATCAACATTTGAAGCGTCAATAACAGAACCAAGAGTTCGGGTATTGACATTGTTCGAGAGAAACTTATATTTCGAATACATTGGAATGGATACATTTAATGACGACATATCATTCTGATTTGTTAAAGCCATACCACCTTGGCCTGCATTAACTCGTAAATTATAAAAGTACGATTCATTATCATTAGATGTAGGCACATTCTCAAATGAAGCGGAGAAATTGCCATTCGTCAAAATCTCATTACGGGTTATATCAACATGATTAGCCAATGATTCTCGCCCATCACGAACATTCACATTCCAAATCACACTACCCTTATGTGCTATGAAACACATGTTGACCCAATTCAAAGTACAATTATTAACATAATTGAAGTTTGAAGAACCAGGAGCAACAGTATTCGTACCGAAATGTATACCGTTTGGATCATATCCATAAAGTAAAGGCATACGTGGTAAATTTACTGATGAAATATTAGAGGCATTGGGACTCACAGGTAATATTGATTGTGTAAAAATTCGATTTTGTCGACGCATAACAGTACGGAGTGATACCACTTTTTCACCCATATGGATAAGATTCAGATTTTCACTAGCTTTAGAAGGCATTATACCAACCTGAAAATGAACAGGAGTATCATAAATCAGATCGTCAGATTGAATTCTATAGGTGGAAAATTGTGCAGAGACATCACGAGGATTAGCGAATTCTAAATTCTCTGCTCCTTTGACGAACACGGCAATGCCAATTGGCGCATCAGCAACAGGAGAAGATTGTTGAGTAAGAACTCGCATTGTAACAATACCATTATAAAGAGTGGGATTCTGACTAGCAGCACCAGCAAATAACATTGTATTTCCTGTTCCCTCAGGAATATCAAGATACGAGGTTTCTCGAGTATAAGG